CAAGAGCGTCCTTCAAACTCTTTTCAGAATGCTGTGTCTCAGTCTCGGCACCAGACTTCATCGCTCCAGCGAGATCAGGAGCAACAATAGTCGGAGCATTACCGCCAGCACCAGAACCTCCGGTAGCAGAAAGTATCGGATTAAGTCCAGCTTTACGCATATCATCAACTTCCCATCGATGCCGATTTTGCATCACCTCTTTCTGATGCTTCCACGAAAAATAAGCACCAACAGCAGAACTACCTAAATTAGCGGCTCCGCCAATTGCTTCGGCCCAACCGAATCCCATAATTAATGTCCTAAAGCAAAAACGATAACAGTACCAACGACGGCAAGCCAAATAACCAAAGCCATAACACTCTCCTTAGAAATGATCAACAAGACCGGGCACCGAATAAACTGGCATCGGACGAGCACACTTCAGGCGAATGTAAGAATCAAACAAAAATTGCGGCTCATCCTGAACAGCAATTACACGTTCGACGGGCGGATTATCTTGAACGAATTGAGCTGAAAGAGTTGGCAACGAAGAAAACTTCTGAGCAAGATGCCAGCTATCGAGCGGCTGGGGATCGGTCGAGCGGAACTTACCTGTAATTTGACCAGGGTAATAGCGGTACTCAGCATAGCGTTCCTGATAGCCAAAAACTTTATCGTCGTCAGCAGTGCCTTGCGCATAGATCTCTTTATTAAGAACAGCTTGTTCTCCAAGATGGGCAAGCACAGGCCAATAGAAATCAAAGCGACCTTGGCGTGACCACATACGATTAAGACCTTGCTGGTAAGTCAAATCAGCACGAACATTCACAAAGCCAAAAACATATCCATGTTCAACAAAAGACTTCGAGAAACCATGAAAACTGTCAGCAACAACACCATACGCTGCGAGGTTACCCTGCGGCGTCGTCTCATTCGTCGATGAAGTCTGCTGAACAGGATTAATCGAAATACGAGCAGACGAACCGCCTAAATACTCAGGACGCTGCAAACGAGCATCAGGCGAGATCACGCCAAAGTGCGACCGCAAGATCTCTGTGTAACGCGTACCTCCGCGGGCGTCACGCTCATAGAGCTTTTGAATCTGAAAAGCTTGACGGAGATCATTAATGGAAATTGGAGTAGCAGTTGAAAGATCAGCAGTTGCAGAAAGAGCAGGATTAAGCCAACTCAAATAAGGCACTGCTAACTGAGAATCAGTCTGAGCAACATGAACGTCATTACCGCTAGTCAAAATAAGACTATTCAAAGAAGCCGGCGCAGAAGAACTAGACGAAAAGGTAGGCGCACCAGTAGGATTAATACTTACAGAAGCATGACCACCAATCGAAATTTCTACTCCAGGACCTTTCTGTGGCCACGGCAAACATGATGTGAAATAGTCGTGACGCTTACCACGACGAACCAAAATGTAATCAGAAAGATTATCTGGACCATCGCCGGTTGGAACTTTCAAAGATTCTTGAAGATTCTCGTCTCTAAACCACTCATTGAAAATCAAATTGTAAGCGCGGAAAGGAAGCGCATTTACTTTCAAAGCTTCATTGACATTGGTCGGAAGACCAAAATAGTCCCAAAGCGTTTGATTCGAAACGTTCTTGCCAGAAACAGTAGGAATTAAGAAATCAGTAGGGTCAGACGGATTCTTCTGTTCACCATTAAACTTTTGCCAATTATCCCAAACAAGACGATTAGGAACGAAGAAGAAGAAAGTTTCAAGGTAAAGATTGTCCATGAACGGGACAATAGGAGTAGCCAAACGAGCAAACAAAGTAGCTGTCAGCTTAAACGAGTCTCCTGGAAGAACTTCGTCGACATAAAAAGGTACAAGATAACCAGAATTAAAAGTTGTCTTATATCCATGGGAACGGTCAAAGACCGATCGAGGAATTTGAGTCGAAGGAATCTGAGAGAACAGATGCTGAGTAGAACGATTAACAGAAGACATGTACTTATCCAATAGCTATAAATAAAAAAAAGGCGACCAGTCATGAAAGCCCTCTCATACGACCAGTCGCCTACGGCTATAAAACCCAAGACTCCAAAAGCTTTATCACCGTAGGGCAAAGCATATACCACAAAGCAAAGAGAAAGCAAACATTCGAGCAGTGCGTTAGGTACCCGCACGCAGATCGGGGTGTCACCGGAACCAGTTACATCAAGTAAGTAACTGGTTCCGGTGTGTACCCGTGCGAAGATCGATGATATCTCTCAAAAAAAAGACCGCCGAGGGAAGGCGGTCAGGGCGATTAGGGAATAGTTAAAACTATCCCATTTATATGTTATTAGTAATTACCCAATGTTGCTAGGAGAAGACGGCTTCTCATCAACGACAGGAGCAGCTTCAGACGCTTTAGTCTCTGAAGCTTTAGTCTCTTCAGGAGCAACAAAACCAAGCTCTTCAAGCTTGCTTCTCTGTTCAGGATCGTTAAGAGCTTGAAGAAATTCTGCAGGAGAATTACTAAATGACGCGCGAATATACGATGGCAAACTTTCAAAGTACTCTGTAGCACGAGCGACAGCATTCTGAGCAGTCTGAAAATCTGTGACGTCAGAAAAGTCGCCAAATTGGATCGGGCGTTTGGGCGAAAACGGATCAGTCAAAAAGCCAGTCTCAGCATATTTCTGAAGGATGTTGTCAATCATCGTTTCATCTTTGAAATGCTGTTGAGTCAGAGAAGGATCAGTAAAGACAATGCCTTCAGCAGTAGCGTTTGTGTGATTAATTTTGAACTTCATATAAGCTCCATATAAAAAAGTCCTCGCACTACGCAAGGACTGATTAGAAGAATCTCCAGAGTTGCGCCCGCGCCTGTACTTAGACTTCAGGCTTAGCAGACGCGGGCGCTTTGGGGTCCGGGTCAAACGGAGGAACGAAAGCAGTCGCGGCGGCAATTTGCGTCGGAGCACAAGCTACAAGCTCTCCAGTCTCATCAGAGTACTGACCAATTTCGTAAAGAAAAAAATCGTCGGGATGCTGACCGACAGTTGTGCGACTATCACGAACGAGATCAGAAAAAGACCGAGATGCGTCAGCAGCAGAACGACTAAAAAACGGCGTATTAAAAACCTGAAGCTTTGAGTCAAAAACAGAAAATACCTTAAGGATCATGATTGATTCTCTTCCATAATGCGTCTAAGTTTGGAAGCTTTCAATTCTTGGACGCGTTCACGAACTGAAAGACGATGAGGCGAAGTCTCGCCAGTATCTTCAAAATCTCGACCGCGCTTTTCGCGCAATCGCTTAATCTCTTCATAGCGAACAATATCAGAACGCTCCAACAACTTATCAAAATAAGCCGGAGGGTTCATCATAATCTTTTCACTA